GTGTCATAGATTTAATCATTTTATCACGTTTATCTTGTGACATTAGCGGTACTGCGAAAGCCCGAGGATCATTTTCATTTTCCCATTTACTAGACCAACTAGCATATTGATCTGGTTGCAAACCTGCTCTTTCCCACAATGCTGTTTTTGCTTGTTTCATATTTTCTAATGCTAATGCAGATTTAGCAACATCTTGTGCAGCAGCGTTAGAAATATGAACACTAGGATTGCCTGCAAATGCAGCCGCAAGTTTATCATTAGTTCCTGTATTGCCGTTTTGATTAACATAATCGGTAAGATACTTATTGGCTTTATCAAAAGCCTTTATATCGCTAAGTCCTTTGAAATCATCTTCTTTAACTCCAGGCATATTCGATAAGATAAAGGATTTAATAAGATTAACAGTTTCAGTACCGGGGCCAGTACCTTTTGTTCCTAATTGTTCTAATGCAGGAATAGCCTGTTTTAATGGAAAAACTCGGCGTTGATAATTAGCAGCCGCATCTCTATCTCGCGCAAGCATTGCTCCCGATGCTAATGCAGGTGCTTCGGCTGCACCTTTACTACCAAACGGAGGACTTCCTGCCCTAGGTTGTTCAAACTGTGCATGTCCTACGCCTACACGTTCAGCATTCGAACCTGCTTCGCCAACCTGCGGCACACCAGGAGGACGTTTCATTGGTGGCGCAACCATTGTGGGCACAGGACGCGGATTAGCAGGAGAACCGGGAGGATTAGCTTGTACAGGCAATCGTTGCTGTGGTGCTCCGACATTAGAAGGCGAACCTGCAATTGGCAATCCAGGTGAATTAGGTTGATTAACTCCTATTGGTGCTTCATATCCAGGTTGCCCATTTTTACCCTCAACATATCCCGGTGTCGTTCGTGGCATTCCTTCCGGAACTACAGGACCAGTAGGTACGGTTTGTCCATTATAATCATGAACGGCTTGAAAACCACCGCCAGTAGGTTGTATTCTAGGATTACTGCCATAAGCACCATTAAGTTGCTCCATAGTAGAAGCATGTTTTAGCAAATCATATTTAGTTTGATTTTGTAACTGTTGTGATAAAATTTGCTGCTGTTGCTCAGGTGTAGCATTTGGATTCTTACGTTTAACAGTTGCCAATGTGGGTATACGGCTAACCTCTTGTGCAAACTGTTCAGGTGTTTGAATACCTTGCTCCATTAAATGACGGTGAGCGCTAATCAAATCGTCGGGAGATAAATCAGGTTTATTGATATAACTTCCAAGATATCTGCTAGCATAATCCCATTTCTGATTAACTAATTCTAATTTTCTTAAATCGATACCAATACTACGCTGCTGCATTTCTTGCAGCTTGCCGATTGTATCCAAGGGGTTTTGCTGCGCAACTGGCGCAGCACGGGGATATGAGGAAGTATCAACGTCCATTATGTTAATCCACCACTAAATGCACCAGCAAATGCAGGATTATTTGGCATTCCGCTACCACCAACATTAGGGTCCCTACCATAGAGCCCCTTATATAATCCATAGGTCGTAGCAGCATTACCGGCTGTGTTTCCAGCCGCTCCAATGGCATTGTAGCCTGCCGCAGCCGCATTACCAGCGGCCATTTGTGAGCCTGCTACGCCTGCCCCGGTTGCTTGTCCTGCTGCTGCCGTGCCAGCCGCAGCCCCAGCACCCACATTCACAAGCCCCATGAGACGATTATAAGCATTCGAACGATTCGTATTTTCTAAGTTGAATTGCGTTTGATAAGTTTGATCAGCCAATCCGGTTGCAAAAGTTGCAGCCCCTTTAAGAGCCGCACCACTTGCACCCAATCCTCTAGCCGCAGCCGAATTTTGAACAGCTTTTAATCCTTGATTTCTAGTAAACTGATATCCCGGTGTTTGTTCTAATGTCGCTTCGTCCATTTTAATCGGAGAAGTCAGGAAAGGCAATTCGCCTTGCAATGTTGCAAGATCAGCCGAACCGGCATTGCGATAAGGTGACAAATCTTGACGAGTACGATTGTACATCGCCATTTGAGTTTGTGCAGCTTGATTCGCAGCAGCCTGTTGAGCATCAGAAGCCTTGCTAGCTCCATAAATGCTGGCAGCACCGCTAATAGCAGCACCACCTAAAATTGCTGTAGCAGCCCAAGTCATAAAATTACCCTAATAGTTTCATTTGCCCACAATATTGCAGATATTCTTGCTCATTCTGAGCTATGAATTGTTCTTCGATCTTTTCCAAGTCACGCTCATGCGTTCCATGAATAACAATGTATCGCGTATCTTCATTGGCATACATGATACGTTTTGTACCGGCTGATGCAACCCATGTATAGGGTGCAATCACTCTTATGATTTTATCATCGATTAGTACAGATAAATCGCCTTGAAGAATGATGTTCATTTGCTCAGTTTTATGTATCTTGCCGGTCAGCATTATTCCTTTTGGAATGAACATTTCCCTTCCATAGATACCATAAGAGAAATGATGTTTAATTTCTAAATCGATTTGCGGCTGCTTTCGCATTTCATTTTCAAGAATATTTACTTTCTCGCGGACTGTTAGCAACGAAGCAGCCGGACCATTATAATTGTAGGCAGTCATTCCATTCATGCTGGTCTAGCTTCCTGTTCACGTCTTACGCACATTGGAATAATTGTACTGCTCTGTTCAGATAACCATTCGGGAGGACCGGCTTCTAAATAAGCAGTTACTAAAGCTGCGCATTCCTTACAGGATGGCGATGTTTGTTTGTATTGCTGCGATAAACCATGTACGCTATACCAAATAACAAACATGCATATTGTAATCATTTTTGCATTCCTAAAAACTAGGAAAGAATTGCACAGTTGGTAAAACAGAATAGGTAATGCTTACTACATCTCTAATTGCTACAGGTATTAAATCTCCTGTAACAGTCACAGTTGTGCTACCTCTCGTTAAAGTGATACTAGAGATAGTCCCACCAGTGATAGCCAAAAATCCAGGCTCAGCGGCAGTATAAGAAAAAGGACTACCATTAACATCTAAATCTATTACCTGTGATGGAGCTTGTGTGAATTGTTGAAAGAAAGTAATCCAAGGTTGTAATACAAAGCCTTTGGTGTTAACTAATGCAGATTTCAGGTTTGGTAATATTAAGGTCATGTAAATTTATATTCTTCTCTAAGTCTATTTTTAACTTTATCGGAACAATGATCTATTATAAAGTTCATGCTTTCCGCATGTTCGTACATGTCTCTAAATTCAAAATCATAATCGTTAAATCGTTCTCTTTCTAATTTTGAAATACCATTATAAACTACTTTACTATATTTTTCCATTTGCCAAATTCTATATAATTCATCTTCAGTTAAAACTTTTTCTGGTATAGGTACTATAAAAACAGGAGGTTCGCCAGGACTATATACTTTCATTTCTATATCTCCATGCCACCTTACAGAACAACCATCTTCATCTATTTGCCATTTTGAACTTTTATTGAAACAGTTATTAACATGAGTATGATCAGAATGCCCATACTTAGCAACACAACCGCGACACCACAAAGCAGACTGATCAGAACGAATACCGTCACAATGAGCGCATCTAAGATTCCTATGATAACTAGAACCGCCCATTTAACTATCGTGTGAAGGTTTACACACATTAAGCATTTTACCAGAAGGTAGATTTTTAGGTAAATCTTTCGGTATAGCATTCTCTAAACTAGAAATATGCCTATCAAAAATTTCTTTTTGAAGTTCTATTCTACTTGTAGGTTTATTTGCTAATTCAAATAAACGCATTTTCTCATTTTCATCAATAATGGTAGGAATTACTTCAACTTTATCCATAAATATCTCTCCTAACTATCGTGTGCATCTATGTCAATATAAGCGCCATTGAGCGCGGTATTAAAAGGTGCAGACCAAGTTAATTCAAATACTCTGTCTCTCGCTAATCCTAATCGATTCCATTGCGCTTGTGTCTTGAATTGACCGCCTTGTCCTAACGATTGCTGAACAGGCTTGCCGAACGTAATACCACCGTCATCGGACCAGCGCAAGAAAATAGGAAAATCGATCAGGGGATCAGGCGTTGCCGTACCAACCTGCATCGAAGCGGTAAATTGTTTATAAGTGACACGATTGCCATCATCGATCATATGCGAGAATGTACGCAATCGATAAATTGCATTGCCGTTATCCGTATAAACATCACCGCGCAACTGATATATCTTGCCGTTATTAAAATCACCAACTAGAACCTTGCCGAATGCGAACATGAAACAATTAGCGCGCGGCCGATTTATATCCCCATTAGCGTCTAGTACTCCCCATTCACACCATTGTTTAGTCGTTAAATCGTATAGCCATCCCACATTCTGAGTTGGAAACACCAAGGCATAGAAAGCATGATCTTCTATTTGAAAACATCCAGCGATTGCATCGGCAATGGTAACATAGCTTTGAAATTGTGATACGAGGTAAGGTGTGGATATTTCACTTACATCATATCCGGTTCCTTGAAAGACGATGCCGAAACCTTGCCGATCTTGCCCCAACCAGAATGCGACAACATCCACTTGAGCGGCGGAATAAGCAGCCGCGCAGCCATGATCGATATAAGCACCCTGCACTTGCTGAAAGAAGAAATCGGCTGCACCTGTACCAATCCAGATTTCAGTTGTTAATGCTCCGATAAGCCAAAGATTTTGATGGAGCACAATTATTGAAACAATCGGATCAGCCGAACCTGACTTGGCAGCAATATCTAATGGATCGAATGAGATTCCCGCTGTAAGTAAACTAAAATTAACAAGAGACAAAGATATATAAAACTGATTAGTACCGGGACGGTTAAATACGAAAAATGTGTCAAGAAAAACGACAAAATCCGCTCCTAAGAACGATGGATCAATAATAGGTCCAAATGTATTAGTATTGATATCAATAGCATATCCAGTCGTTCCGCCCTCAACTACGACAACAGCTAATCCATTATCAGCCATATAAACCTGAGTCGGCTTATCGGCAATACTGCCCACATATGTCAATCCGCCATTCGAACTCAGAAAATAAATAGTAGGACCGACAACAATATAAGCTGTGCCAATGCTAGTACGATAAACACAACGCACTGTACCGTTGGCACCTGGAGCAACAATAGCTGCTGTGAATTGGGTTGAACCGGGAGTTAGATATTGAGTAAATTCAAAAGGGGATTGTGGGGATGCGTCGTTCGATTCGGCATAGAGGTTAACACTTCTTTGAGCTGAAGATATTGGGCTTCTTCCTTGGTAAGGATTTCCTATTAACGGTACTTTCATTTAATAACCATCCGGGTTCCACAATGAAAAGCTTTTACCACTTTTCAATCCACTTGGCATACTTAATTCAGGAACTTGTGCATTAGCGACGCGAATAGTTGATAATGCTGCTTTACCTAATGCAATGGTAGATCGTTTAGGTTCTAAACCATATGCCGAACAATATCGTAATGCTAAATTAAAATGCACAGCTTCTAAATATTCATCTGGCAAGATGCAAATGCTATCAACAGTCTGAGGCCATGCTAATCCAGATTTGATGATCAAATGAATTTGATAGAATGGTGATGGAATAGGCCAAATAAATACATTACCTAATCCAGGCAACGGTACTCCTGTAACATCATTTGTTACATTATTTGCATTATCATAAAAGAAATATTCAGGTTGTGTATTGAGTTGTTTGACTGTAATGCGAGCATAATCCTCGTAACTAAAAATCATAGTAAGGGGAAGACTAATAGGGGTTTGACCTGTATTCAATTGAAAGAAATAAGCCGCTTGAATTTTATCTGGTTTAGGATTAACATTCCAATAACCACCTGGGCCAATCGTATTCGATATTGCATCATTACCGGGAGCAAAGATATCTTGAAGTGAAGGAACTAACCAGCGTCGAAATTGAAACTGTTTCATCATACGTTGAAGATAAATAAAACCATCATTAACGTCTTCAGCAAGCAATGTCTGCCCAACGCCCAAAACCCCTGCTTCTTTCATAGCAAGAGAAATGATATCGCGTGCAGTCTGTTGACTTAGTGTATTTGGCGAGATTTGAAAATCGTTGCCAAAATCATTGCTAAAGGACATAATTTAATCCTAGAAGAAAGGAACATTCTTTGCTGCACCTGCAATATTAACTACAATGCAACCACCTACTGCTTGAGTAGCACTAATTGAAGTATTTATAGTTGAAGGGCACGTCCCTGTTCCTGCGGCGACCGTCGTGCTGCCATACCCAATCTGAGCCGCTGCAACTGTTGGCGCTGCGGCAGTTGCGACCATCCCAGGAGCAAAAAAGGAAGATGCAAA